ATCATTAAAGGTAATGCAAAGGGTGGTGTATCAGCCGTTAAAGCTACTAAAGATGAGATAACTAAACTTAATACTAAGCAAAAACGTTTTCAGCAAGAAACTAAAAGATCTAGTGCTTCAATTGGTGGTATGACTAAAGATCTTGGTCTGTTGAAAGGTGCTCTTGCGGGTGTGAGTATTGGAGTTCTAGCCAATGAAGTTTATCGCGGTATTGATGCTTTTCAAGGTTATCGAGGTCAGTTAAAAACGATAACTGGTGATTTTAATTCCGCTAGCAAAGAATTAGATCGTTTGATTCAATTATCAAAAGAAACTCCGTTCACCTTGGCTCAATCGGTTGAAGGTTTTACTAAATTAACGCATTTAGGTTTAGATCCATCCCGAGAATCTATGATCAGCTATGGCAATACTGCAGCTGCTATGGGTAAAGATCTGATGCAAATGATTGAAGCTGTTGCGGATGCTTCAGTTGGTGAATTTGAACGCCTAAAAGAATTTGGCATTAAAGCTAGTTCACAAGGCGATAAGGTACGATTTACCTTCCAAGGTACAAGTACAGAAATGAAAAAGGATGCTGCAAGCATTCAGCAGTATTTAATTGATTTAGGTAATAACAAGTTTGGCGATGCTATGGGTGACCAAATGGATCGTCTAAGCTCTAAAACGAGCAACTTACAAACATCATTTGCTCAATTATATGATGCTATTGGTAGTAAAGGGGCAGCAAGCGGCATCGGTGGGTCTATTGATACAATCGCTTTAGGTGTTGATAGTTTAAAAGAAAATTTACCCGCTATAATTTCGGTTGTAGAAACATTGTCAGTGGTTGCTGGTGGCCATCTTGTTGCAGCGCTCGCTAGAAGTGGCAAAGGAATGTTAGATAATAAAATTGCGGCAATGGGAAAACTTCAAGCAAATGTAAAATTACAAGCAAGTGAGTTGTTATTAGCAAAATCAGCGAACCATAAAGCTATTCAAGAGCAATTAGCTGCAAAAAGATCTTTATCCATGTCTAAAACAACCTACGCTAGAACAAGGGCAATTAATAATTTAGCATTAGCTAATGGGCAGGCTTCTGCTTCTGAAAAAGCGTTAACAGTAGCAACTAATGCAAGTAATTTAGCAATGAAACGAGCGTCAGTGACGAGTCGTTTACTTGGCGGTAGCATGGCATTGCTTGGTGGTCCAGTTGGCGTGGCTCTATTAGCCGGATATGCGCTTTATGAAATGACCAGCAGCATGAGGCAGGCTAAAACTGCAGCAGAAGAACTTAAAGAAAGTGCAGATGAAGTTGCTAGTAGTATTGAATCGATGACTAAGCGGCAGCGAGAGCTAAAAGCAGCTGGTTACAAGCGGTTAATCGATGATAAAACAGATGAAATAATCGCGCTAGGAAAGCAAGCACAGCAACTTGAAGCTATGGCTTCTAGAGGGAACGATAAGCGGTCCTCATCTGTGTCTGATGACAAAAGACAAAAAGCTGCGGAATTAAGCTCAGAATTAGAAATCCTCCAAGAAGTATACGGCAAGCTTCAAAGTGCGTTGTACAGCGTAAACTTAGAAAATGTTAAGTGGACCGATCGTAGTCAAACTGGAAAAACTGCGATTGCATCGTTATCAAAAGAAAGCCAGTCGCTTATCGATAGATTAAACCCTTTAACTGTTCTAACACGCCAATACACTGCAGACATGAAAGAGTTGAAGTCTTCACAATTGTCAGGTGCATTAAGTGTCACCGAATATAAGAGGAACCTAGCGTTACTTGTTGATGAATATAAAAAAAGTAAAAAATCAAAAGATGTAGAGCTCAGTTCAGATCAAAAATACATTGCATCACTAAAAGAAAAAATTCGTTTAGGAAATATGAGCAGAATTCAAAAACAGAGTGAGATAGCATTAAGTAAATTGTCAATAAATGCTACTGATCAACAAAAATTATCTGTTCAATCGTATATAAAAACGCTCGAAAATCAAAAAGACGCATCTGATTTATTAAAGCAAGACGAAGACTTTTATCAAAGTGCGATTGATGGCGTTAACGGTTATTCTGATGCTTGGGCAAATGCTGGAAATGTAATTATTGATACTTTTGGCTCTATCGGTCAACAGATGGAGAAACTGTTTACTAGCGAAGATGCTTATGCAAAAGCACTAGAAATTAATCATAAAAAGCAATTGATTCAAGGAGCTGATACTAAGAAATTAAAGGCTGAAGAGCTAAAATTAATTGACGCCAATGCACAATCTCAATTAAATACTTATTCTTCAATTGCCGGTGCTGTCGGTGATATGTTTGAAGAAAATTCAAAGGCAGCCAAAGTGGCTCATGCTATTGAGAAAGCTTTAGGGGTAGCATCATTAGCTATGTCGATTGAAAAAATGGTAATGAGTTCGACAGAAACAGCAGCAGTTGTTGCTAACGAAAGTGTAAAGCAAGTTGCATTAGGTACTACGGCTATTATCAACCAAGGGCAAGGAGATCCCTATACAGCTTTTGCGCGAATTGCTGCAATGGTAGCCTTAGTTGCTGGTTTAGGTATTGCAGCAAGTGGCAGTTCAGACTCAGGTGGTGATTTCTCTGCTGCAGACCGTCAAGAAAACCAAGGTACAGGTACGGTTTTTGGTGATTCTTCAGCTAAGTCAAATTCTATCAATAACAGTTTTGAGCGAATTGAGAAATTAGAACTCGAGCAATACGCAGAGCTGCAGAAAATGAATAGCAGCTTAAATCGTTTAAACCAAAATATTTCACAGCTGGCAGTTAGTCTAATTGGCAGTTATGGCAGTTTCGATGAAAGCAATTACGGCGGTCAGTTAGGTACTCAGAAAACGGGCTCGTTAGGTGGAACAGGCTTATTGGATAAAACCCTTACAGTGTTTTCATTCTCTGGTTTGATTGATGGCATTATCAGTGGTTTTTCCAAGACCAAAAAATCTTTAGTTGATAGCGGCATTTCAATCGTTGGCCAAACACTTGGCGAAATAATGAGTAGCGGGCTTGTCAATGCGCAAGCTTACTTTGATATTGAAACTAAAAAATCTAGTTGGTGGGGGTTAAAGAAAAAGTACTCAAATGACACCGAATATCAAAATTTAGACAGTAGTTTTGGCACAAGTTTGGCGTTGATTTTCAATGATATTGGCACCACCATTAATGAGTCAATTGAAATTCTCGGCCTTGATATTGCCAAAGAAACGCAGAGTTTTAGCAATGTAATGAACGGTTATAGAAATGGCAAATTCAGTGATTTCGATGAAGAGCTATTTAATGACTACTTTGATAGTTTAAGTGTCGGCATTTCAGAGGGGGCCACTCGCAGTTTAGAAAATTTTAAAATAGATATTCCGCATATTTCTTTCAAAGACATGTCGGGCGAAGAAATTGAAAAAGCCTTGCAAGCAATGGTATCTCAGCAAGCTGATTTAATGGTTAAGTATCTAACCCCACAAATCGCTAAGTTCCAACAAGTCGGTGAAGGGCTTTACGATACTTTAGTGCGCGTTGCTCAAGAGCAAGCCATTTTCAATGGTGCAATGGATGCCATGGGTCACAGTATTAGTAACGTTTCAGGTATAACTAAACAAGTTGAAACTGAAATAGCGCAAGCAATCGTTGGCTTGGTTGGCGGTTTAGATAATTTCAGAGAATATACATCAACATATTTTAATGAATTCCTCAGTGATGAGCAGCAGTTTGACTATTTAAAAAATAGCTTAACTGACTTATTTGCAGGACTAGAAACAACTTTGCCAGCTAATCGTGAAGACTTTGTCGCGTTAATGGGATCAATAGATAAAACCACTGAGTCAGGTCAGTCTTTGTACGCTTCATTATTGGCTATGTCAGGCTCGTTAGATCAATACTACGAACAGCTTGAAAAGAACGATAACAAAGTGAAAGAGTTAACCACTGAGCTCGCTCAACTTGATATGTCTTCATTGCAAATATCATTAATGAATTTGCAAAAAGAAATTGATGAGTATGCAGCAGCTGGTGCTGATACTGCCTTACTTGAACAAGTTTACGCTGATAAAAGACAAGCGATTATTGATGAGGCATTAGCGAAAGTTAATGATACTTATCAAAACTCAGCTAATACGTTAATCGCCAATAATGACCGGTTAAAGCAATCGTTTAATTCGTTAAACGCGGGTATTAGTAAAAGTATTTTGGCTATTCGTAGACAGGGTGCTGGTTGGAATGAGTCAGGTTATCAAGCTAGTCAAGTTGGAAGTTTTACTGATTTGCTTGGCCAAGGTTCTATTGAAGATCAATTATCAAATATTGGTAATTTAGAGAAAGCCTATAATGCGCAATATAACGCGGAATTAGTTCGATTAAACTCGGCGCAAGATGTTGCTCAAAACGCATATAACGAACAAGTAGCACAGATAAATGATAAATATCAACTTGAGCTAGACGTCTACAACAGTATTCGTCAAACACTCGAATCATTAAAACAATCTGCGGATGACTTATTACTGTCTGATTTGTCTACTTTGACAAATGAGCAAAAATTTAACGAAGCGCAAAGCCAATATAACAGCACACTTTCTCTTGCCAAAACAGGTGATGCTGATGCATTAGGTCAACTTTCCGGTATCAGCAATGCTTACTTGCAAGAAGCCCAAAGCTTTTACGCTAGCAGCGGTGATTATTCGAATATATTTGACCAAGTACATGGCGCGCTAAGTGGTCTTGGTAGTCAATCCATTTCAGCACCACAAAAACAGGCTTCACCTGTTCATCCTTCAATTGCCAGTCATAACGATGCAATTAGAGAGTTGCAAGGATCTACGGTTGAAAGTTTACTTGAGTTAAAAGACTTAATGGCAGCGCTTGAAGCACAAAGTGATAGCGAATTTGACTTGGCTATGACCGCATTGAATGAAGTTTTAGCGGCTGACACTGCGTTATTACATGCTGAAATAGCGACAACCAATAGTTTAATTTCTCAGCAAACGGATGTGTTGGCAGATATTTCACAAAACGTAGCAACACCTGCTCCCATTATTATTAATGTACCGGCACCTTTGATCCACCCTCCAAAACCACAGTTTGATAATGGCGCTCAATTGCTGGCTGAAATAAAGGAAATGAAGGAAATAAATAAGAAACAAGCGTTTCTGTTAGAGCAACGTACTCAACAAGCCGATTCACAATTTCAGCAATCCCAAACGGGTATCAGTAATTTGAATAAATCGGTTGTTAATGGCAACGACGTGACTGAGCGCCAATTCGATGAACTTGAAAAACGACAAGTAGCTAATCAATGACCCCTGAACAATGGTTAAAAAAACCAAATCAAGAGCGAACATTATTAGCCAAAGTGGAGTATTTAAATAATGGCCTTAAGACTGAATATTTAAGTACTCATCCATTTCAAAGTTTGCCAACTGATACCTTAGCGAACATACCTTTTAATGATTTTGTTATTGAACCGCCCAACTTTTCCCGCCGTATGGGGGTGTTTACCGGTTCAAGTACAGCAACAAGAAGTAAGTTGTCTTTATATGCACATGATGTTTTAGAAAAACTCAGTGAAGGGAATGTATTTAATCAAAAAGTGCAGTACTTAATTGGTGATGATGCATGGCCACTAGATAACTTTATTCCTATTGCTGAACAGTTAGCCGAAAGCTCTGTAACTACCACAGATGAAATTACCATTAATATGCGTGATCCTTCATTAAAGCTAGATAATCAAGTTGATACAGGGACATTCCTATCTGGTCCTAATGCAGGGAAGATTAAACCGTTATGTATTGGCGATGTCCTTAATATTGAGCCTGTGCTCGAAAATACTGCCACCCACACATATTGTGTTAATTATATCGGTGTTCAAGATGTATCTAATGTTAAAGATAACGGTGTTTCAGTCTCATTTAGTAAAGATAATGCAAATGGGTTATTCACTCTTAATCAAGCACCTACTGGCCGAATAACTTGTGATGTTTTGGGCTCCAAGCCAAATACCTTTTTACAATATCCCGGTGAAGTGCTCGCCTGGTTATTAACAACTTTTGCCAATGAAAATAATATTGCTGATTTATCAGCACTACCGAATTATAAAATTGGACTTTATCGTAAAGAGCCAAAAACACTTCGCCCTTTAATTGATTTTATTTGTCGTTCTATTCTTGGATATCACTTTTACACAAGGTTAGGGCAATTCAACGCCGCTGTTATGCCAATCATTACGAATACCCCAAGTGCGTTATTAACGCTTGATGATGTGCTCGAAAGTGGTGTTAGAAAAAGAAAGTCTTTCGAGCCAGCCAGCAAAGTTATCGTTAATTATCGTCAAAATTACACGGTTCAAAGTGATGGTTTAGCTGGGAGTGTTAGTGCTGAAAATCGTGATTTATATGGCAAAGAATACCAAACAATTGAAGTTAATAATTCGCTTCCAGATTACCCCAATGCGCAACCCATTAGTGTTAATACCTGCCTTGTGAATGAAGCTGATGCGCAAAGTCTTGGTAATACCAAGGCTTTGTTTTCCAGCGTAAAACGTACTGTTTATGAAATTAATGCTCTAGGTATTCCATTTACCTTTGAACTAGGCCAAGAAGTCGAATTAACGTTTTACGGCTTTGGTTTTGATAACGGTAGAACAGGCATTATTACTGGGTTAAATGATAAACCAATAGACGGGGAAGTGACCGTTGAATTATGGAGATAAAAAATGGCAGTAAGCTCTAATATTCGCGCGTTAATGGTAAATGACGCAGACGATGCCGTTATCAATCAAACGAAAGGTACTGAAGTTTCGACTTTGCCATTAACGAATTTGCAGTGGTATTCAAACTCGAATGTATTTCGCTCAACTGATACAAGCGAAGTGCAATTCACCTTGGTATTTCCCGACCCTAGAATATTGTCAGGCATCGTACTGCGTCGACATAACATTTCACAAGCTGGTACTTGGCGAATCGAAATATTTAGTGATCAAGCGATGACTAATAGAATTTACGATTCGACTGCTGCCAATGGCGGTGAAGAGTTATTAGCTATAGAGCAAAAGACCTTAGGTGAGCTTGAATGGGTAGTCGATATGATTGTTAGCCCTGTTTTAGGAGGCCGCTATCACGATAGTGACCATTGGTTTGATGACATGCTCGGCTTAGCCATACGTATTACAGTTAAAGACCCTGAAAACACTCTGGGGTTCTTCGATATCACTCGGATTTATGCGGGGCGTGCTTTGCAGCCTGAGATTAACTTTTCATACGGGCATAAATTTGGTTGGCTTGGAAAAACAAATCAAAAGCGTACTGCTGGTGGCAGCGTTTTTGGTAAAAAAACAGCTTCTATTCGCTCGATAAAATTTGATTTAAGTTGGCTTAATGAAAGTGACAGACCTCACTTTGTTAACGCTATTCAACGAGTTCAAGATGACACCGAGTGGTACGTGTCTTTATTCCCTGGTCTTGGTGGTCAAAAAGAACGTCACTACGCGATGTCGTGTATTTTCACCAGTCTGCCTGAATTCGATGGGAATTTTGAAGGTAATTTTCAATCGGCTTATAGTTTGGGAGAAGCGTGATGGCTGTTCAATATCCTTTGATTGGTTTCAAGTTTAGTTTAGCAGATAGAGGGACGGGTCCAACAGGCTATATGACTCGTTTGAATGGCTTTATCGATGCGTTTAACGTTCAGATAACAGCAAATAATGCGCAACTATTAGCTGCAGAAGATAGCGCAGCATTAAAAGCTGATATTGAGAAAATTCGCGACACTGATATTGGTGTCACTTTAATGAATGAAATTATCAAGCTGCGTGATGAAACTGTAGAAATTTCAGGAGGCTCTGCAGCCAACTCTTTGAGGTTAGGTGACAAGCTAGCAGCAGATTGGCAAAAAGAAATTGATAGAAATTTTATAGTCTCACTAGGGGCGTATTTTACATGAGTACAATAATAACAAACCTTAAAATCCAAAGTCAGGCACGTATTGATGCTTTAGTGTCACCTGTCGCTCCAGTAGATATATTGATGACGGCGATTCAAACCGCTGGGCTAGAGCTTGATTACAGTAAGCTAGTGTCGGTATTTAATGACGCTGACACCTTAGTCAATAGTTCGACTAGTGATGCAGATAAGGCATCCTTAAATGCAGCCAGAGCGATAATCGATAAAAAAGAAGGAATGAATGCGGATATTAACACCTTCATTAAGTTTCATTTTCCGTCAGGAGCCTATCCCGATTTAGTACAAGTTGGCGGTGATATCGCTCTTAAAACTGGGGCGATTGATACTGCGATTGAAAACTACCCTGATGCAAATATAGCGACCGCATCAAGTACATCAACTCATGGCGGTGTTACGCCTGTTAAACCCGTTGTTTACCCTACCAGAGCGCAGAATAACTTAGGTATCCCTATTAACCAAGTCAGTCAAGCAAAAGCGGCGACAGTTGTTTGGAATAACACTTTTGGTGGTGCAGCTATTGGGTGTGCTATGTCAGCTTCCTTATTATTTATAATGACAAGCGATGGTGACATTTCTTATCAGAATATAGTTGCGAGTACCGGCTCTAACTTAGCGCATAAGTATAATGGGGAATCACAACCATTGAGTGCGCCTTGGTCGCTAGTCGCTACCGCTGACAACACGTCAGGGTACGCTTATTTTTTACGTAGAGACGGTTTAGGTAAATATCACTATATTCAGGCATCCAGCGGTGGACTACAGCACAACGCAATCTATTCTGAACTATCGAGCCTTGGCACTATCTACGATGTGTTTTTTTATGAAAGCTCTTACTTTTTTTCATTAAGCGGTGGGAAGTTATATCGAAGCACTAGCGCTAACGGTCAAAACCCCAGTGAGGTGATTTTGCCAAATGGTACCGCGGGAACAACACTTTATTTTGATGGTCACCGCTTATATACCAACGGAAAATATTAT